AGCGGCCAGGTGCCGGTGGAGCGCGCCGTCGACTGGGAGCCGTACGAGCTATCGCTCGTGCCGATCCCGGCAGATGCCGCAGCCCAAGTGCGCTCGGAAGAGCCGCTTATCATGAACCCCGAGACTGATCTTTCAAAGGACAGCCCCATGGATGAAACCCGCATGCAGGAAGCCCCTGCTGAAGCCCGTGGGGCTGAGGCAGCGGTGACCACCGAGACCCAAGTCGAAACCCGCGCTGCTGCTCCTGCAGTGGACGTGGAAGCTGTGCGCGCTGGTGAGCGCCGCCGCGCGACCGACATCATGGACGCCTGCCGCAAGGCTGGCCTTGATCCTGAGTTCGGCCAGCAGCTGATCGCTGACGGCACCCCGATCGACGCTGCTCGCGCTGCGATCATCGACGCCTTCTCTGCGAAAGCCCACGCCGGCCAGCCCAAGACCATGGGCAGCCGCGTTGAGGTGACCGAGGACCACGGCGAGAAGCGCGCTGCTGCGATGCTCGACGCCCTGGAGGCCCGCAGCGGCTTCAAGAGCTGGGATGACGGCGGCGCCCGCGAGTATCGCGGCACCACCCTGCTGGACATGGCTCGCGAGTGCGTCGAGCGCTCCGGCGTCAACACCCGCGGCATGAGCAAGGAGGAGCTGGCCGGTCGCGCCATGCACTCCACCACCGACTTCCCGCTGCTGCTGACCAGCATCCAGCGCGTGACGCTGAAGGCGGCCTATGGCGAGGAGCGCCAGACCTGGCAGCCCCTGGCCCGGCAGGAGAACCTGCCCGACTTCCGCGACATGTCGATGATCGAGGTCGGCGGGCAGATGCTGCCTGAAGAGCTCAAGGAAGGCGGCGAGTACAAGAGCGGCACCATCAAGGAGACGAAGGGCTCCTGGAAGCTGACCGAGTACGGCAAGAAGGTGGTGGTCGGCCGTCGGCTGATCATCAACGACAACCTGGGCTACATCACCCGCACCATCCAGATCCTCGGCCGCGGCGTCGCCGTGTTCGAGGCCAACCAGATGTGGGGTCTGATCACTGGCAACGCCAAGTGCATGATGGACGGTGTGGCCCTGTTCCACGCCAGCCACAACAACACCGGCACCGGTGTGATCGGCGAGGCCTCGATCTCGGCTGCGCGTCAGGCGATGCGCAACCAGAAGGGCTTCGACGGCACCACCCCGCTGTACGTGGCTCCGCAGTACATCCTGCTGCCGACCACGCTGGAGACCGCGTTCGACAAGTTCAACGCCTCGATCGTTCCCAACCAGACCAGCAGCGTCAACATCTTCTCGGGTTACCTGCAGAAGATCGTGGAGCCGCGCCTGGACGCCAGCAGCACCGCTCAGTTCTACATCGTGGGCGACTACCCCGGTGTGGACAAGCTGGTGTACGGCTACCTGGAAGGCGAGGGCGGCCCTGCTATCGAGTCGGTGTCCGGCCGTGATCCTGACGGTGTGACGACCTACCTGCGCCACAGCTTCGGCTGCACGGTGCCTCAGCACCAGGCCTTCTACCGGTCCACCGGCGCCTGATCTGATCTCTCTCCATCCAATCCTGAGGACTGAACAATGAAGGGTTACGATCCGAGCACCGGCCTGGGCTTTATCCAGGATGGTGATTACGTCGAGGTGACGCTGCCCTATGCCCGCTCCGGCGGGCAGGGCGTGCTGGTTGGTGCGCTGTTTGGCGTGTGCGTCGTTGATGGCGCATCCGGCGATGTGGTGAACATCCACACCGAGGGCGTTTACGGTCTGGAGGCCGCGAGCGGCGCCAGCACTGATGCTGTGGCCGGCGCGAAAGCGTACTGGGACAACACCGCCAAGAAGATCACCCCTGTTGCCACCAGCAACAGCTACGTGGGTGTGTTCATGGCGGCGAAGACCACCAGCCAGGCATACGCCACTGTGAAGCTCAACGAGTTCGTGGCCTGATGCTGAACGACCTGGCCAATCGTGCGCTGACTGCGGTGGTCAAGACCATGGGTGAGCCCGTGGTCTACCACCGGCGGGGTGAGGCGCACGAGGTCAGGGGTGTGTTTCAGGCCAGCCATGTTGGGTTGGACCCTGAGACCGGGTTGCAGGTGCGCTCCACCCAGCCGATCGTGATGATCGACGGGTGGAGCCTGCCGTTCAAGCCGGCGCAGGGCGATGAGGTTGAGGTGCGCGGCGTGCGCTACAAGGTGCGCGACGCGCAGCCTGACGGGCACACGGGTGTGCTGTTGATGCTCCATCGCACGACGAACCGATGATCCGGCCGGCGCGGCGCGACATCACGATCCCGCAGCGTGCAACCTACCGGGAGCGCATGCGGCTCAAGGCTGGCGGAGCGCCGCTGAACGCCACCGGCTACCAGCTGGTGGCTCAGGTGTGGTCGCGCCGCCGGCTCACGAAGTATGCCGACCTGACGGTGCAGTGGATCGACCAGGCGACAGGCCTGTTCGAGCTGGTGCTGCAGTATCCGGGCACCACTGCGGTCGTGAAGGACGGCGAGTGGGACCTGCTGGTGATCCAGCCTGACGGCGACCGGTACTACTGGCTGGAGGGCATGGCCTATCTCGACACCGGGATGTCTGCACCATGAGCGACCAAGTTGCGATTGAGGTGATCGAGGGACCGTCCATCACTGTTGAGGTGGTGGAGGACGGCGGCGTCGAGGTGGTCGAGGTGATCCACCCAGGGCCGCAGGGGCCGGCTGGTGGCGTCTCCTACATCTATCAGCAGGCGACGCCATCAAGCAGCTGGGTGATCAACCACAACCTGGGGTATCGCCCTGCTGTTGAGCTGCTGGACACTGGCAGCCAGGAGATTGACGCTGAGGTCGCGCATCCGAGCGTGAATCAGACGATCGTTACACTGAATCCAGCAACTGCTGGCCTTGCCCGCCTTACCTGAGAGCTGACCCATGGCCCGGAAGTTTTTCACTGACATCGACCTGCAATCGGCCTCGAAGGTCATCAACCTGCCGTCACCGGTCAACAGCGGTGATGCAGCGAACAAGGCCTACGTGGACTCAGCGATCGAGGGTCTGGCGTGGAAAGACAGCTGCCGCGTCGCCACGCAGAGCAACATCAACCTGAGCAGTCCTGGCGCCACGATTGATGGCGTCACGATGGCGTCGCAGGATCGCGTGCTGGTGAGGAACCAGACCGCGCAGAGCGCGAACGGTATCTATGTGTGGAACGGCGCCGCTGTCGCAATGACGCGGGCGCTGGATGCCAGCACATTCGCTGAGCTGGAGCAGGCCGTCACGACAGTTGAGGAAGGCACCGATGCCGGCGTCCCCTTTCGGCAGACCCAGGTAAACGGCACGCTGGAGAGCAGCAACGTCATCTGGTCGTCGTTTATTCCTGGCGCACCGGCTGCAAGCGAGACAACTGCAGGCATCGCTGAAATCGCCACACAGGCTGAGGTTGACGCTGGCACGGATGACCAGCGGATTGTTACCCCAGCCAAGCTGGCCAGCTGGAGCGGCCTGCTGCGAAAATACGCCACCAACATCGGTGATGGCAGCGCCACAAGCTACACGATCACGCACAGCCTGAACACTCGTGATGTGGTGGTGAGGGTGTTCCCGAACTCGGGCAACTACGACGACGTGGAGGTGGATGTCTACCGCCCCACGACGACAACCTGCCAGCTGGTGTTCGCCACAGCTCCAGCGGCTAACGCCTATCGCGTGGTGGTGATGGGCTGATGGCACGGCGCTTCCTCGGAGGCATTGATCTGGTCAACCAACTGGTGACTGCGATCGGTGCGCAGATGAACACCGGTAAGCTCCTGGGTCGCTCTACGGGCGGCAGCGGTGCCATCGAGGAGATCAGCGTGGGCTCCGGCCTCTCGCTGAGCGGCGGCACGCTGACGGCTACTGGCGGCGGCGGCGGTGCCGCCGACTACCAGGAGTTCACCAGCAGCGGCACATGGTCCAAGCCCGCTGGGGTGACGTTCATCTATGTCGAGTGCGTCAGCGGTGGTGGTGGTGGTGGCTCAGGACGACGCGGTGCTGCTGGCACCGTGAGGTGCGGTGGCGGTGGTGGCGCCAGCGGCAAGTTTGTGTCGCGGTGGATGCCTGCGAGTATGGCCGGCGCCACTGAAACTATCACTGTCGGAGCGGGTGGAACAGGCGGTGCTGCTGCAACTGCTGATGACAGCAATGGATCCAGTGGGACTAGCGGCGGATCATCTTCATTCGGCAGCTTGCTGATTACACCGGCGGCAGGTGGTGGAGCACTGGGTACTGCCACCAGTGGCAATGGCGCCACTCTTTCGTATTACGGCGCAACGATTAGTGGACTATATGCAGCAACAGGCGCGTCTGCATCTTCAACAGGCGGCGCCGCCTTCTCCGGCAATAGAGCATCTTTAGGTCCAGGCAGTGGCGGTGGTGGTGCCGGCATTACAACGTCGAACGCGACTGGCAGCGGCGGCGGCGGCGGTCAAGGATTTGCAGAGCAAAAAAACAGCGCTGCCAGTCAAACCACTACCGCCGGAGGCGGCTCTTCGGGCATTGGCAGTGGATCTGGCGGGAATGGACCAGGCCTTGGCGATGGTGGCGGTGGTGGTGGCGCAACCTCCACCGCAGCAGCAGGCAGCGGCGGCAATGGCGCATTCCCAGGCGGCGGAGGTGGTGGCGGCGGCGCCAGCCTGAACGGCTTCAACTCCGGCGCTGGTGGTAACGGTGGCGCCGGTGTCGTTCGTGTCTGGAGCTGGTGATCATGACCGCAACCCCCTACGCAATCATCGACAGCGAAGGCCGCTGCATCAATCGCACACTCTGGGATGGCGAGACCGAATGGCAACCGCCGGCCGGCTGCACCGCAGTACCTGACCTCGACGGCACGCACTCCATCTGGCAAGAGCCCGAGTCAGATCCCGATCCCCTGGCAGCGCTGACGCCTGAGCAGCGGACAGCGTTGCTGGCTCTCCTGCAGCAAGACGCATGAACCGCCGCCCCGCACTCCGCGCCGCCTTCGTCGCTCACCTGATCGACGCCACCGCAGCAGAGGAGCGTGTCTTCTCAGGCCGCCTCATGCCGGTCGAGGAGCCTGAGCTGCCGGCGATCATCGTGCACACCCGCGACCCTGAGGAGGTCATCGCTCGCTCGATCTCAGGCCTCAACGGCTACGAGCAGCGGCGCTGCATCGTGTCGATCGTCTGCGTCGCGCAGAGCTTCGACGACATCGAGACCGACCTCGACGCCATCGCCGCACAGGTTGAAGCAGCACTGGAGTCCTGGGACATTCCTGGTTTCGAGTCCGCCGAGATCGAGCCGCACACCACCAGCAGCGACGATCCTGAGTTCGACGGCAGCCTCACCACCGGCGCGACCACACTGCGCGTGCCGGTCAAGTACCTGGCGCCCTACCGCTCAGGCCCGGATCCCTACACGCCGTCGTCTTACCCCGGCAGCGCCAGCGGGGCGGTCTGCCCGGTGGAGGATGTCACCATCTACGCCAACGAGGAGCAGCTCTGATGGCCACCCGCAAACGTGCCGCCAAGCCAGCTGAGACGCCCGCGCAAGAGATCAGCGTCGACAGCCTGGCTGCGTTCATCGGCGACGAGCAACCCGACCGTGACCGCCTGGAGCAGGCGCTCACGCTCGCGCGCGAGGCGGCCGAGGCATTCACCGGCGAGGCTGTCGCCGACGTCGCGCCGCATCCGATCCGCCACGGTGTCCACATGCTGGCCGCGCAGTTGCTGATCACCAATCAGCTCGACACT